AACAGGATCGAAACGCTTGGGGCTGGGCTAATCCAGTATCTCAAGCCAGGGCAGGATATCCGCTTCGGTGCGCCGGCCAATGGCGGCGATTACGGCGCATATACCAAGACGCAGCTACGGGCGATTGCTTCGGGCATCGGGATCACTTACGAGCAAATGACTGGCGATCTGTCGGACGTCAACTATTCCTCAATTCGCGCCGGCCTCGTTGAATTTTACAAGACGGTCGACATGCTCCAGTGGCATGTGCTGGTCCCGATGATGTTGGCGCCGATCTGGAAACGCTGGGCAGAGACTGCATTCGCCGTCAAGGCTATCCGCACCCCTGCGCCGGCCATGGCCAAGTGGACTCCCCCGCGTCGGCAGTGGGTTGACCCGCTCAAAGACGTCAACGCGGCGCGTGCGGAAATTTCTGCTGGCATCACCAGCATTTCCGAAACCATCCGCGCTAGGGGCGAAGATCCTGACAAAATCTTCGCCGAGATTGCCGACGAGCGGAAACATCTTGAAACGCTCGGGATAACAGTCGACGTCATCGCCGTGCCGCCAGTCTCACCCGTTGATACTGCCGCCGCCAGCGCCGACACGCAGGCCAACGGCAAAGCGCTTGCCGAGATTGAACACCAGCGTGAAATCGCCGAAATCATGCAACGCCATCAAGAGCAGAACTCGGCGCGGCTTGAGGCGGGCGTATCGGCAATTGCTGCGGCGGTGCGTGAGCAACCCTCCCACGTCATCAATGTGGCGGCCCCGATTGTCAATGTCGCACCGGCAGATGTTCGCGTCGACAACATCATCCCGGAGCAGCCCGCCCCGGTTGTCAATGTCGCCGCGCCTGCGGTACGAGTCGATAACCACGCCCCGGCCAATCCTGCCCCGGTTGTCAATGTCGCGCAGCCGAATATCACCGTCGAAAATACCGTGATGCCGGCATCTGTCGAATTGACGCTCCCGGCACGCAAGACGGAAACAACCATCATTCGCGACAAGGCAGGAAACATTGCCCACGCCACCCAGATCGAAGAAGACGCCTAAAAAGGAAACCCAATGGCCGCAACAGTACAGCTAGTCGAAAAAAACGGAGCCGGTGGAACACAGACGGACAAGACGAGCGGGAATATCAGATTCAAGAATGCCGACAACAGCACCGTCGACACCAGCAACCCGATGGTGAAACCAGGCGCCGGCGTCGACTACTCGTTCGAGAAGTGGCTGCGAATGAACGTGTCTGGCGGCACCTACACAGAGATCACCAACGTCAAGGTCTATATGGACGGCGCGAATGGGCTTGGAACTGGCGTTACACTCTATGCCAAAGCAGTCACCGCCTATGCCACGCCGGCAGAAGCCACCGCGACGGCGGGCTATGCCGACGCATTCACGTACACCAGCGGATCCCCGCTTACCCTAGGTGCCGGCCCCTACACCAGCACCGGCGAGAAGGCTGATCACTGCGTCATGATGCTGACGGTAGGGACGACCGCATCGGGTGGAATCACGCCAAGCGAAACGTTGACGCTTTCTTGGGATGAAATATGACATTGGCATGAATAAAGTCCATGAAATCACCACCGACGCGGAAGGAAATCACGTCGGCACAGATGGCGATATAACAGTGTCGCTTGTCGGTGGCAGGATGTTCAAACGCCGCGCCATCAAAGGAGTCGGCACGGAAGGCGCGCAGGAAGTCTGCTGGCTTGTCTGTGAACTCGACGGCGTGCGCGTCTATCAGTCCGGGCGCAATGTAATCGTCAGCCGTGCTGACATCAATCCCTAGCGGCAATGAATGACACCTGGCGAGTAGATCTCTTTCGCGTAACCACGTTGCTCGACACGGTCCTGCAAGAGGTGAGTACGCTGCTTGAGAATGAGCGGGAGTATGTGAGGCGTATACCGGAGGACGTTGACGAGCTTGAGGTAACTGTCCGGATCATTAAACGCCCAATGTACGAGCTTGCTCATGGCCGCGTACTGCTGGTCGAAGCCATCGACCGCTTCCGCTCAGCAGCCACCAAGGTGTAAAAATGAATGCCGATACGCGCACGCATGAATTGTTGGATCGTCGCCATGTGGTTGTGGCTGGCAGCGGGGGGCCACCCCTACTCGTGGATTCGTCGCTCTCACGCATTCTGGGGGTTGATTCCACACTTCGGCTACTCCGAGCGAACAGGCTTTCGCTATTACCGCAGCATCGAATACCGCCCCCCGAAAAACAGACTATGGACAGAGGAAGATCTTGGGATCGTGTTCTCCGGCGAGTTCGTCGTTACCCACTATCGGCTAATCGCGGTGCGGCGATGGGAAACGAAAGAACAGGCGCTGGCAGATCACTATTTCGGAAAACACCATGAACCTGGACGCTAACTTTCTTTCCCAACTTCACGCGCTGTGGTGGATTGTTCTGCTTGTCGTGTGCATCGGTGCTGCCGTGGCCATCCTGTTCGGGATCGCCATTGAGGCCATGAAGCCAGAGCCACCCGCGCCTCCGTATCGGATCGAATTCGATGATTTTTACATTGACGACAGGAAAGGTTGACCAATGCTACTCGACGCACAACTCCAAACACTCGCAGCCGCCATTCGCGCCGAGACCAACCAAGCCTGCGTTGATGCGCTCGCAATCCGCAACGATGTGGCCATGGAAGCGTGGATCAATGCCGCGTCCGCACAGAGCGCGTGGAATCCGTCAATGACCGGCGTCGATCTTTTCGAGGCGTCGGACGTGACCAAATTCGACAGCCTGACGGCCGGCAAGCGCGACGCATGGCGGATGATGCTTGACTTCGCGCCAATCAATTTCGGCAAGCAGAAATTTCGCAAGGCGGTCACTGACGCATGGGGCGCGACGGACAGCAAGGCGGTCCTCACCGCCTGCACCCGCCCGGCGACCAATGGCGAAAAGTATCTCGGCGGGACAGTCGCTACGGAAAACACGATTGCGGCGTGGAAACTTAACTTCTCCGGAAACATTCCCATCGGCGAAATCTCGAACGCGCTGAACAGGTTCTAGCCATGGCAAACGAACTGAAAATGGTGTTTGGCAGCTCGACGACGGTGATATCACTCGCCGCCGCACTGGCGAGCGGAGCGAATACATACACCGGACTGACCGGGCTGACGAATACGCAGTTAGACAACTCGACGCTGCTTTATCCATACGCCCGTGCCGTTCTCGGAATACCCGACACATTCGCCGCAGCGCCCACGGCAGGCGGGACGTTCGACCTGTATATGGTGCAGGATGACATCGACGGGACAAGCGACGAAACCCCCGAGCCGGGAGCGTCCGATATCGTCAATCTCGCCAAATGGGTTGGATCGTGGATCGTCGACAATCAGGACGTAGCCACCATCAAAGCGATCGTCATCAGCATCTTGGGCGTGCAGAAGGCGCGATTTTTCGTGGCCAATAACTGCGGCCAGCAGGCCAGCTACACCAGCAATCCATTGACTGTCAAGATCACGCCTTTCAGCTACATGCCGACCTAATATGCCGGCGTTGTTAATCCCAGGATTCGAGCAACAGCAGCCAGACGTTTTCTCCGGTTTCGATGACAAATGGGGCCGTGGTCTGGCGTTTGCCTTCGAGGCATCGCTCGGCCAGCGCGATCTTGTAACGAACTATGCGTCCATTCCGGCAACCGGAGTCACCTACGGGGGCGGATCAAAAGGATTTCAAGCTAAATTCTCCGGCTCGCAGGCCACTAAATCCTGTTCTTTCGGCGTGCATCATGGCATGGATGGCGCCACCGAAGCGACTTGGGATGTTCTGGTTTATTTCTCCGGCGCGAATCCGTCAGCGAACATTTTTTGTCAGTGGGACGGAAACACGCAAGAATGGTTGCTACAAGCGTCGTCAGGGACGCTAATATGGGTCCCCGCAGACGACAATGCCACAAACCGGACACGCTTTGATTTGTCCGGGGCTTTTCCTTCTGCGGGTTGGTATCGAATACTCTGCTCATGGTGGGGAACGTCCAGTAAGCTGTTGCTCATAAACCGCGTCGATAAAACATCATCGATTTCGGTCAACGCAACATCTGCATCGAACATCGGCACCAACAACACGCTCGATGAATTGCAGATTGGCATGGCCTCCGGAGGCTTCGCACTGAACGGCGCTGTTGCATTCGCCCGTGCTTGGCGAGTTAGAAAAACGCTCGCCGAATTGCTGGAGCTGAACGACGCCCCCTGGTGTATATTCGCCGATAAAGTCATCCCGCTGTTCTGGTCGTCAAACCCACCCCAAATTGTCTACCCTAATGGCGACGTAGCAGGCGGGGCGTGGCTGGCATCGACCGGAACTGACCTGTATGCCTGCATCGACGAAACAGCAGCGAGCGACACGGACTACATTTACACGACCGTTCCCGGCGCGTACCAAGAATTCACCTTCCCGAATTGCGGCGCGGTCGACCCCTCAACCGGAGGGCATGTGCGCTATCGCATCCCGGCAGGCACCGGCACGATCACCGTGGTACTCAAGCAGGGCGCGACGACGCTTCAGACGCTCGGTACGCACACCCTCACCGGCTCGGCGCAGGATATTGATGTCACGATCTCCGCATCCGTCGCTAATTCTGACAATCTGCGGGTTGGATTCACCGCTTCCGCATAAGGATTTTCAATGCTCAATCTCGCCTCTACCTCAGACCTGCTGGTAGTCACCCCCGGATCGGCCGGGACCATCGAAGTCCACGCCACGTGGGTCGACCTGGTCACTCCGGGCCGCACAAACACGGCTGACATCTCAAGCGCTGCCACAACGACAGTCGTTGCAAGCCCGGCGGCCAGCACTATTCGCAACGTCAAGTTGCTGTCCGTCCGCAATTCGCATGCGTCAGTCTCCAACCTGACCACCATCAGCCACACGGACGGCACGACCGAACAAATAGTGTGGAAGGGCACGCTGGCACCTGATGAGTCCGTCGTCTATTCCGAGGCAACCGGCTGGATTCGCCTGAACGCCGCAGGAACCCCTACCGGCTCCAATCTCGCTGCACAAACTGATATTCAGATATTCACCGCTGGCGGCACCTGGACAAAGCCGACCGCGTTTAGCCCGAAGGTTGTCGTTGTCGAAATAGTCGGCGCTGGCGGCGGCGGCGGGGCCGGGGCGTCTCTCGCTACTGCGGTTGTCGCCAAAGGTGGCGGTGGTGGGGGCGGCGGGGCGTATGCGCGAGGAACATTCGCAGCGGCCGATCTACCCAGTACGGTATCGGTTGGCATCGGTACGGGCGGCACGGCGGGCGCGAAGGGCGCGGCAGGAGCGGCGGGCGGCGCTGGCGGCGTTGGTGGCAACTCCACGTTCGGCAGCTACCTGACAGCCTATGGCGGCGGCGGCGGGGCTGGCGGCGCGATCTCGGCGGCAGTGACGGGCGGCGGTGGTGGCGGTGGCGGCGGCGGCGGGGCTGGCGGCGCGATCTCGGCGGCAGTGACGGGCGGCGGTGGTGGCGGTGGCGGTGGCGGCGCAGGCGGTTCCGGAACCACGTCTGGGGGTACAGGAGGTCTACCAACGGCGGCATCCAACGGAACCGGAACGCAGGGCGTCACTGGAACGGTAGCAGTATCCACGACAGGGAATTCCGACTGGGGAGGTGCGGCAGGCGCTGGCTCGGCGAATCCTCCGGTGGCATCTTCCAAAGGCGGTTCTTCGCTTCGCGGCGGTGGCGGCGGGGGCTCCGGGGGTGGTCACACGGCTACCCCGGCGATTGTCGCAGGTGGCGAAGGCGGCAAGTCCGGTGCCTATACGGCAGGTGGTGGCGGCGCGGTCGGTACGGACGGCGCATCGCCCACAGCCGGTGGCGCAGGCGGCGGCGGAAATTCTTCCGTATCGGGGTCAGGTGGGGGCGGTGGCGGCACGACGATCACGGCGTCTACTGGCGGCGGCGACGGGGGCGCTGGCGGTCAAGGTGGAGGCGGCGGCGGCGGTGGGGGCGTCGGGATGAATCCCGGCCTTGGCGGCAACGGCGGCGCTGGTGGCGCAGGACTCTGCTACGTCTATTGCTGGTGAGTTGAGTGGCAAGAGGCGCGTTCGATCATTCGCAAGTTGTCCAAGGCTGGTTTGACGAATCCGCCAAGGCTTCAGGCTGGTTTGACGGGGATCAACTCGATGTAACGATTGACGCCAAGGTTTCGTGGGTACAGCTTGAAATCCCGTATGTCGCCGCCGGATCAACTCCAAAGACGGCGACAGCAAACATTGCCGCCGCGATCCAGGCACCGCGCTCGGCTAATGCCAGCGTTGCCGCCGCGATCCGGGTGTCGAACACCTCGACGGCCTCGCTATCCGCAGCGATTGCCCAGCGGAACACAGCAACCGCATCTGTCTCGGCGGTTATCAAAGCGGGAATCACGGCAACCGCGTCTGTCAATGCGGCGATTCAGGCACCGCGAAGCGCTACCGCATCCCTGTCCGCAGCAGTCAGGGCAGGACAAAGCGCAACAGCCAGCCTGTCGGCAGCCGTTCGGCTTGCAGCAGCCGCAACAGCATCGCTGTCGGCAGCAGTCCGTGCTGGACAAACTGCAACAGCCAGCATATCCGGCGCGGTACAAGTTTCAGCAACCGCAACAGCTAGTCTATCCGCGAGTATCACCGTACCGGGCGCGGTATCGATTACAGCCAGCCTGTCGGCTGCTGTCCGCCAAGCGAATGCAGCTACCGCGTCCATTGATTCTGCAATCCGTGCGGCCCGCACTGCCAGCGCTTCAATCGACTCGGCAATCACAGTGGAACGCACTGCCAGCGCATCGGCCAGCGCTGCCGTGTCCGTTGCCTTCTTGGTTTCGGCAAGCCTCGATTCTGCTGTTCAGCGGGCGGCAACCGCAAGTGCGTCGCTCAGTGCTTATGTGCAAGCCGACACGACGATTACGCAAGCCGAGGTCGACATGCTTGCAGACATCTGGCGTCGCCTGGGATTGGATATCGCTAATCCGCTGGTGCAAGGTGCTACTACTCTGACATTTGGCCCGACGATCACCCTGTCAGGATCTGGCACGATTACCAGCACCCGCACCGGCTCCACCGACTCCGGCCCAGCCGCTGGTGTCATGCTCCTCGATGTCTGGCAGCGGCTCGGGCTTGATCCTGCGAACCCGATGACTGCCAGCGATACGGCGATCAACGCCGGGGCCGTCAGTCAGACTGTCAGCGAGTCTGCCGGAACAGTAACGGTGCAGCGTGCTTGATCCCCGTGCCATCGCTACGCTCGGAATTGGCTACGGTGCCGATCTGCTGGCGCGTATCGGGCTATGGCCGTCGACGGCTGTCATCATGCCGCCTCTAAAATATCGGAGCGGGACAGGATTCTCCACCGCGAAGCCCCCACAAATCCGGCCAGTCGAAGACGAGGAAGCGTTTTTGTTGTCCGTGCTGCTGTAAAAAACTGCAATTTTCCGTGTATTTGCAATTGCCGGCTGCCGGATGATGGCGCCATTATTGGCAGCCGGGTTTCAGCATGGACAAATCCCGTATCGAGGGAATGCTTTATCGCACATCGGACGCCCCAACCGTGCGCGAAGGGGCAGACGGAAACACCGTCTTGGCGCTTTCGTTCTCGTCCGAAACACCGTACACAAGATCCTCCTGGTTTGACGAACCGTGGGTGGAAATTCTCGGCCACAAATCATCTGAGGCCGATCTATCACGACTGAATGCTGGCGCTCCGGTGCTGGCAAATCATGATCGCGGCGCTACCGCATCCACTTCGCCAATGGCGTCAATCGGCGTCGTCGACAAGGCATGGATCGAGGACGGCGTTGGGCGCGCAGAAATCCGCCTCTCGCGCCGTCCGGAAATCGCCGGGCTTCTGCAGGACATTGCCGACGGCATCGTGCGCAATGTCTCGGTGGGCTATCAGATCAACGAGCGCACCCTGCTCAGATCGCACTCAGACGCGCCGGACGAGTACCGGGTAACTTCATGGACACCTATGGAAATTTCCCTTGTCGACCTGCCGGCCGACGCCACGATTGGAATCGGCAGAAGCCAAAATTTTGAAGTTGTACAACTGCCGGACTCCGGCGACACCCAAAGAAAGGAGTCCACTATGGACAACAAAGAGCAGGACCAACCCAACCTCGACGTTATTCGTCGGGAAGCAACCGCCGCTGAGCGCGCCCGCGTCACGGAAATCAATGAGGCAGTTCGCGGCCTGCGTCTTGATCAATCATTCGCGGATGAGCTGATCGCCAAGGACACGTCAGCCGACGAAGCTCGCCGCCTGGCAATTGCCAAAGCCGCCGAACGCAGTAACGACACGATCAAGCCGCCAATGGGCCACATCGAAACGCTTGTCGACGAGGTTGAAACCCGTCGGGCCGGCGTTGAAGAGGCTCTCCTTCATCGCTACAACCCCGCACAACACAAGCTGTCGGACAACGGAAAGCGCTTCTCTGGCCTGTCGCTGATCGAAATCGGCCGCGAACTGCTCACTCAACGCGGCGTCGATATTCGCGGAATGAGCCGGGATCAGATCGCTACCCGAGCCATGCTGACGACTGGCGATTTTCCGTACATCCTCGCCAACGTCGCCAACAAGACGTTGCGCCAGGCGTATGAAGCGGCCCCGCAGACGTTCAAGCCGTTCACCCGGATGGTGACTGCGCCTGACTTCAAGACCATCGCCCGCACCGCTCTCGGCGATTCTCCGACTCTTGAGAAGGTCAACGAGCATGGCGAATACAAGTATGGCTCCGTCTCGGAAGCTCGCGAAACCTACGCCATCGCGTCATACGGCAAGATCGTTGCACTGACTCGCCAGACGCTGATCAATGACGATCTCTCGGCATTCACCCGTTTGCCGGAAATGTTCGGCCGCGCCGCTGCGGATCTGGAATCAGATACTGTCTGGGGCATCATCACCGCCAATGCCGCTTTGGCCGACAGCATCGCCCTATTCCACGCCAGCCACGGTAATCTGCCAACCGGCGCCGCCATCTCCGTCGCACAGCTTGGTGTTTGCCGTGCCGCGATGCGGGTTCAGACTGGCCTTGACGGCCGCAAAATCAACGTCACCCCGCGCTATCTGCTGGTGCCGGCTGCTCTGGAAACCATCGCCCAGCAATTCACCAGCCAGGCTTACGCCGCTTCCGCCTCGTCCTCGATCAACCCATTTGCCGGTGCCCTTCAAGTGCTTGCCGAGCCGCGTCTCGACACTGCCAGCACCACGGCATGGTATATGGCCGCCGATCCTGCACAGATCGACACCATCGAGTATGCCTACCTCGAGGGCAACCAAGGCGTCTACCTCGAAACCAAGGACGGCTGGGAAATCGACGGCGTTGAATTCAAGGCCCGCCTCGACTTCGGCGCCAAGGCTATCGACTTCCGTGGCCTGGTCAAGGGTAACTAAGACTGATCTCTGGGCGCCCATAAGCGCCCGGATAACCCGAAAGGAAAGAAACAATGAAGACGTACAAGCAAGAAGGTGAAGTCCTTACCCTTACCCCCGGCGCTGCCGTCGCATCCGGCATCGGCTATCTGTTCGGTGCCGGCCTATTCGGCGTCGCCACGCAAGACGTGGCCATCAGCACTCCCGGAGAATTCGTCGTTGAGGGCGTTGTCGAAATCGGCAAAACCTCGGCGCTGGCCATCTCCGTCGGCGATCGTCTGTTCTGGGATTCCACGAACAAGGTTGTCAACAAGACGACCACGGCCCAACAGGTTGTTGGCGTCGCGGTGTCGGCTGCAAGCAACCCGTCGTCAACCGTGCTGATGAAGATTGGCCAGTATCTGCCGGTCGCTACCTGATCCACTGTAGCGCATGGTCGACTTTGCCGCTCACACCGGGAATATCATCGGCCGCCTTGGGCGGCCGGTCATCATTACGCCGAGCGGCCAGGCAGCACGATCTGTAACGGGTGTTTTCGTTCAATCGCCAGCGATGGCGTTTGACATGATCGACGGAGTTTTTCCGGCGCTGCGCATCAACGCACAAGACGCGGTTGGAGTTGTCATCGGTACCCCGGTGCTAGTCGGCAGTACCAGCTACACCGTAACTCGTGCGCAGGCCGATAGCGAGGCCGGCGATGTGCTGCTTTCTCTGGATACTGTCTGATGGCAACGCATGTTGCCGACCGTATCCTGGCTGCCCTGAAGTCGCAGCTTGCCTTGACGATGGGCGCATCAGGAGTGCACCTCGTCCCGCTGCACATGATAGACGCGGGAACCCTTCCCGTTGTCATCATTGACCAGGTGCGAGATACGGTTACAGAGTCGACCGGAGTATTTCCCGTCTATCAGACACACAGGCTTGAGATGACCGTCCGCCTTTGCATCATGGCGACGGAATCAACGTTCGACGCGGCACTTGGAACCTTACACGAGGCCGTGTCGAAGGCACTTACCGGCACGACATCCGCCATAACGCTGGGAAATATCCTGACACGTGGCCTGCGTATCGACGGCGAGGAACTGTTCGCCGACGCCGAATCACTCCAGAAGCCTGTTGGCGGATGGGCCATCGCAGTGAGTTGCATTTACAACACCCGCTCAGATCAACCGGGCAATTTTGAGAAGGAATTAACACCATGAGCTTTATCGGAACCGGCAAGATCAAAATTGCCCAATATTCGTCCGGCGCTACCTTCGGGGCGCGCAACTTCATCGATGTTGGCAACGCCAGCGTGTTCGAATATTCATTTTCAGAAACCCGCAAGGAACTGCTCGACTATCAAGACCCGGCCGGGGGCCTCGCGGCCAGCGTCGTGCGCCTGGACAAGGTTGAGGGCAAGATGGACCTTCGCGTGTTTTCCGCCGAGAATCTGGCGTTGGCGTTGTGGGGAACCGCTGCGGTTCCTGGCGTAACCGCGATCACCGGCGAAGCGCATGTAATCACAGCCGGGGCATTTATCCCCACCGAGAGGCTTATCAATACCGCTGTTGCGCCGGTTGTCAAAAAGGGCGGCACAACCGTTTTAACTGCCGATTATGTCGTTACAGGCGGCGGTATCACGATTGCCTCGACCATCACCACCGGCGGCGTAAACACTGGCGACGCGATCACAATTGATTACACCCCGCTGGCATCCTCGACTATCCAGACGCTGATCAGTACCGCTCCGCTTGTGTCGATCTTTTTCGAGGGCGTCAATGGCGTCGACGGCAAGTACGCAACCAACAGAATTTACAAGGCCAAATTGGGCGTTGCTCAAAACGTCGGCTATATTTCCGAGGACTTCAACACGCTGAGCCTGTCCTTCAGTGTGGAGAAAGACACGACGGTTATGGGCGCTGGCATCAGCCAATTCCTGAAACTTGAGACGGCGACCTAATGGCGGCGTCCGAGCAAGTCACCATTGGCGACCGGGCCGTTACCGTTTCGGAACTGTCCGTCGCCAAGGTGCGCAACTGGGTGGTTGAATCAGAAGCCGGCGCCGCTGTCGACCCTCTGAGAGCGTTCGTTTTTGATGATTGCAGCCTCGACGATCTGGCGCGCATGTGCGACATGACGGCAGAGGACATGGAGCAGTTCGGCCCGCTGGAACTAGCCCCGCTGCGCGACAAGTGCAAAGCATTCAACCCGCATTTTTTCAGAGTGCGGGAGGCTCTGGCCGGAGTCTCCCGAGCAATCGAAGCGGGTCTCGACTCGCTGATTTCGACAGAGCAATAATCGCATTAACCGTCGCCGGCCATGGCAATGTGCTGACTTACCCTTATCGGTTATATGTGACAGCGCTGGAAGGATTGAATAGTGGCCGTCAAGCCTGAAGTCGCAGTCAAGATAACCGCCGACCCGTCAGGGTTCGTCAAGGGCGCTACGGTCGTTCAAGGTTCGCTTGCCAAGCTGCAAGCACAGATGACAGGGTTTCAGGCGGTTGCGGCAAAAGGGCTGTCAGCGGTTGGTCTTACTGGTGGGTTTACGGGAATCACCGTTGCCGCGACTGCTGTTGCCGGATCGCTGGCGGCTGCCACAAAGGCGGCAGTCGAGTATGGCAACCAGCTTGACGCCACCAGCCAGCGCACTGGCGTGTCTGTCGAAAATTTGGCCAAGCTGCAATATGCCGCCAAGCTTTCAGAAACATCAGCCGAGGCGCTCACCAGCGGGCTTGTAAAGCTGGCCCCGAAGATAACCGCAGCGGCGGCAGACGCACCGGAAAGCGCGAAATTGTTCCAGCAATTTGGCATCGCCGTGCGGAATACTGATGGCACTGTCAGGGGCGCTGCTGATGTTCTGGAAGACTTGGCTGACGTGTTTTCCACGATGCCAGAAGGGCCGCAGAAGACCGCGCTGGCCGTTGAGTTTTTCGGCAAAAAAATGGGCGCCGAGTTGATCCCGCTACTTAATCAAGGCAAGGAAGGCTTGAAAGCGTTGGGCGACGAGGCCGAACGGCTCGGGCTTGTGCTGAATGAAAAGCAGACGAAAGCAGCGGCCGAACTCGACGACAATCTTGACCGCCTGGCGCAGAGTTCAAGAGCAACTTCTATTGCCATTGGAAACCTTCTGATCCCGTCGCTGAATAAGTTTCTCAATACCATGCTGGAAACCAAATCGGAATCCACAGGATTTCTTAGCTTCGTTTCCAACTGGTTCGACAAAGTGAAACAGGCCGTTACTTCCGCCAACGAAATGAAGCGGATCACCGGCGAGCTGGCCTCGTTGCAAGACAAGATAAAGTCAGGAAAGGCGAGCCAGGAAGACCGCTCACGCGTCGACGCGCTGAATGCTGAACTTGAAGCCTTGAAAAAAGTTGAGCCGGCGACTGCGGAATCAAACGCCAAGCGACTGTTATACGCCAGCCAACTCACGGGAAAACTGAAACAGCTTGAAAAGTTGCGCGCAATCGCTTCCGGCGAGGCATCCGCCGATATCTTGAAGTCTGACAAGGACTTGAACGAGGCCAGGCTAAAAGACGCGGAAAAGCTGCGCGATGCTCTGCGTGCTGCCTATCAGGACACGAAAAAAGACGCTATCAGCGCCGCCGATGAAGCGATCAAACTGCTCGACAAGGCTAGAGAAAAACGCCAAAGCGTTGCGGACAAGAAGTTCGCCGCAGAGACGAAAGACCTTTCCCCGGAAGATCAAGCGCAACTTGCCGGGCAAAAAGCAATCGACATTCTCGACGAAGCGGCCTATGCAGCCGCCGCCGCCAATGCCGCCAAGCTCGATGGTCGACTGGAGGTTGCCGCAAAACACGCGAAGCAGGCAGAGGAGCTTATCGCCAGGGCAGAATCTTTCGCCGAAAAGTCAGGCGACATCAACCTGATCGAACAGGCAGGCGAAGCACAGGCGCGAATCTATGAAAGTCAGGCAGCCGCAAAGAAAAAAGAAGCCGCCGACCTAGAGGCACGCGCTGCGGAGCAGATGGCTATATTGAACGAAGTCGAAGCGAAAATAAAAGACATCACGACCACCGCCGCGAACTTTGAAATCAAGGCCAATATCATACAGCTCGAAGCAGATATTGCGCGCCTAAAGAAATCAATTGGAGAGGGCGCAATCATGCCGGTCACTGTTTCGCCAATTGTGTCGGCTGGCGCAAGTGGAGTTGCTGGAACCGGCGCAACCGGCGAATTTTCAAGCGGCGGATTCACTGGCTGGCGTGGGCGATCACAGATTGCCGGATTCGTGCATGGTCAAGAATACGTCACCCCGGCCG